CACGCCATTCATCGAGATGTATACCCGATCCTTTCTGGTTTAAGGGCGTCTTAAAATGGGTGAACCACCTGTCGTAACCGTAGGCGACTTTGTCGGCCTCGACCTTCGTCGCGGTGTCGATGCCAGCGCACCCAACTCGTTGCGCGAAGCGACGAATCTGGACTTGACCACGGGCGGTGGCTTAAGGTCGCGTGCGCAGTTGCGACCCTTTGCCGTGCTGGACTCCACGAGTCTCGGCTTGTACGTCGCTAATGGGTTTTTGCGTACGGCGCTTCCTGTACCGGCTTCTGGCGTGTTTACCAATCCGCCTCCCGGCATGCGCTACGATTGGTTCAGCAATCGGGCGACTGGCGGCGATCTCGGTACGGCACTACGGCTGACGGCATCGCAAGTATGGGACAGAGTGCCGTACGTCGTAATTGAGAAGTACCTTGATCCGGCAAACCCGGGCCTTGGATTCCAGTACGAGCACCACTACATCCCCGAAGTATCGACCTACAGCATTGCGGTGATTGGTAAGACGGCGGTCACGACCCCGTTTACGCCGGGACCGTTCCTGTTCGCCATGGCGCGCAAGCTGATCTCGCACGATCAATCGACGAACGACGTATGGTATTCGTCATCGATCAACGGCCCAACCGATTGGAGCACCAGCGGCGATGCGGGGTATTTGCCAGTTACGCAGCATGTGAACGGCGACCCTGAGGTGCGCGGCTTCTCGTACTTTGGCAACAAGCTGGCGGTGTTCTTCCGCGATAACGTACAACTTTGGGGCTTCTTTACCGACCCCGCCGATAACGAAGTTTCTGACATCATCGGCGGCGCGGGTACGGATCAAAGCGGATCAGTTGCCAACATGATGGGCGATTCGATCTACTTTGCACAAGGTGGCTTCCGTAGCCTAAGCGTGGCGGTGTCATCCGGCCAAGCCGAAGACGGCGACATCGGGGCTAACATCCAAGCCGAGACGGTGCTTATTGACACGTCGGCGGTGCAGCTCGTGTCATTGTGGTCGTCTTCTCGTGCTCAGTACATGTGCGCGGTCGGTTCGGTTATGTACGTCATGACCAACTCGCGGCAGGCAAACGTAAAGGGTTGGACCAAGTACACGCTGCCGTTCACGATTACCCACATGGTTGAGTTCCGTGGTAAGGTCTACGTGCGCAGCGGCAACACGGTCTACGTGTTTGACAACGCCTATTCAGGAGAAAGCGGCTATGCTTGGACGGCGCGATTCCCATATCTCTACGCGGGCGAACCAGGGCGTAAAAAGCAATGGATTGCCTATGAAACGCAGCAATCGGGAACACAGAACCTCACCATCTACCCGAACGTCAGGAACGAAGCGATAGTCCATCCCGGCCCTACCGTGACGGGCAGCACCATCGGGATTAACCACATCCCGCTGACCATCGTTGCCGACGCCATCAGTCCGAAGATGACTGGCACGCTGCCGTGGCAGATGGACGGGTTCAGCTTCCGTCTGCAAGTGGGCAATTCGTGACGATCTCCCGCGATAGTCGAATCGGTCGCGGGTACATCGCGCGCGAGGGTGACACAGGCAGCATCGTCTGGCGTTCGTCACGAGACACTCACAACATTGGAGTGGGAACTACGTCCGTTTCATTGCCTGCTGCACCAGGACAAATGGTTTTCAGTAGCAGCATCACGCCTCCGGGAGGCACTAGTCCTTCAGTCGTTGTAGGCGGGGTTGCGGTAATAGCGCCTATCATCAACCCCTCGGCAGTGCGCATCCGCATCAGCAATTCGCCGTACACGGGTTACTTCGCTGGGGGAGGGCTCGGGTACCAGCAGAAGAACCCAGACGGCGAGTGGATCTTACCGATCTACCCGGCGGCGGGGCCGTACGTCTATCAGCTTAACACCAATCTCGATGAATCGTGGCCCGTGCCCGGTTCGTTCTACCCGACATACCCTCGGCTGAGGCTTTCTGCGTTGAACATCGGGACCGGTACGGGGCTTCGCTTCAACATGGAAGCCGCGTATGTCCCTGCAAGCTGGGGGTATTACGACAACTCGCTCGCGGTCGAGATCGGGGCTTTTTACGGGGCCATCGCGCCGGCCACGCTCGAAATGGTGGCGGTGCCCCCGTGCTACACGGCCCCCGGCTACGGCACCGTCGAAATCTTGGAGTGGATACCATGACCATTTACGCCTGGACCGTCTGCGATGACGGCAAACTCTACAAGACCGATGGCACGACCATCAGCACGGCCGTCGATATTAAGGCGACGGAACCCTGGCTCACCGCGACCAATCTGCTGATGGTGGCTCCCGGCCCGACGGGTAGCATTGTTGTACTGGACGGTAACGGCGTGGAGAGGTCCCGTCGCTGGGTCATGGACCGTGTAGAATGGGCCATTGGCGGCGCTTCTGGACGTGTTTACTGCTTTGATGGCAAGGGCGAAGGTCGTGTCGTTACGGTGGCTACAAACGGACGCATTACGGTAGGGGAGCGATTTAACGCACCCGCTGTAGTTGACCCACTAAATGCCGTCATCTCGGGGTCGAGTCTGTACATCGCATGCGAAAACCGCGACTACCTCGCCACGTTCAGCCTAACCGACCCCGATGTGCCGGTGTTCGTCTCAGCTGTGCGCTACGAAGCCGACACACTGACAAGCGTTGTTGACGCAACCACGGTAACGCGACTTGATAACAACGCTACGGCGCTGGGCGGTGACGTGACGCTGCCCTTGTTCGGCGGCATCGTGGTCGGCGCGTCCAAGTACTATCTGGCGGACGGCGCTATCGTGAGCGTGCCGTGATTATCAAGCGGGATGACCGTATCTTAGGAGCACGGTACTTGTCAAGAGAAGGCGACACGGGTACGCGCTGGTGGTCGGCTATGCGTGGACGTAATCGGCTGTCGGTGTTTAATGGTTCCGTTGTGTCAAGCGAAGTAGTTCTTGGTGGTAGGCCTGGGCAGCTTGTTTTTTCTGATTTCGCAGGCGTCTACACACCAGGGGTAGCCTTTCGTGCGGTTTCTTGGTATTTCAACGAAAGCTCTTTTCCGCTTGCGTCAAACAACCCCAGCGTTGGCGGAGATTTTACGCTAGTATCTAACATGTTGGCAGGGATGCCCGGATATATCGGAAACGGCGCAACACGCGGACCGTCTGGTGGAACAACGTGTTTAATGACGGCACCGCTTACCATGTCTGCGGCAAACACCTGGACGATTGCTTACTGGTCGCGCCAGAGTGGCGTAGCCTCATCAAATGCAGCAGCCGTATACCTAGCTAATTCCGGTGGTAGTCAGGTGCTTACCGTTGCTGTTGGCACTTTGCTAGATTCCAATCGTGCCTACTGGGTTTCTCAACTTAGCGGACCAGCTAGTAGTGTTTCAGAAACGCTAGACACGGCTTGGGTGCATGCGGCTTTTGTCTACGACGGATCGACACAAACCGTTAAGGTGTATAAAAACGGCGCCTTGATAGCGACCCTTACAGGCTTTATCAATGCTAGTTATACCGCAGTACTGGTGCGAGTTGGATCGGGTTTTATCTCTCCAGCAACTACAATTGCATGGGATAGTTTAATGATCGCAAACTTAGCGCTTAACGATACGCAGATACTTGCGGTCTATCAGGAAGGCTTATAGATGCCAACATACGCCTGGACCGTCTGCGATGACGGCATAGTCGAAGTTTTGGAGTGGATACCGTAGCCGTTTAGGCTTGATCTCCAAGTAAGTGAACGCACACTAACGAAACGCCATGCCCTACCCTCCCCGCCCCTCACGCCGGACTAGCTTCCAGCAGGCAGCCAATGCCGGTACCACTACGCCTTCGCCATCCATGTTGGACGCGGAGCATAACGACTTTGTTGAGCAGATCGACCAGCTCAACACCTTCGTGCGTGGCATCACGACCAGCACGGGTCAGCTTCGTAATCAGTCAGCAGCCACAGCACAGGCTCTTGCGGGCGCTCAGCGTTTTGTCGCGACTGCGAGCCAAACGATCTTTATCACGACCATCGTCTACTCGGCCAGCTTTACCTCAACAAACGTTGAAGTGTTCGACCGTGGCACCAAGATCGATTCGAATCTCGTTACCGTAGCCAACAACGCTGGGTTCCTGCAAGTAACGATTCCAGTTCAGAATGCCGGGCATGTTATTTTTGTCGCTGCATTTGAGTCCGGCGCGGGCTTGCTGACTCGGTTGGCGAACACCGGCTCCGGCGCTGATGGCGCGAACATGATCGGCATCCAAGACACGGGTGCGCTGATTGCAGCTACCACGGTGGAAGGCGCACTGACAGAAGTTGTCACCAGTCTCAATACCCTGCTGTCAAATCTCGGTACGATCAGCAATCTGTGGAAGCGTGACGGCACCAACGCGGCCTCGGCTAACATCCCGATGGGTGGGTTCAAGTTTACCGGCTTGGTAGACGGTTCGGCTGCTACGGATTCGGCTACCGTCGGTCAGGTCTCGGCCCTCAATTCGACCATCAGTAATCTTGGCAATACGTTCGTCCGTAAGGACGGAACGACCGCGATGACCGGCATTTTCAATGCGGGCAACTTCCGTGTCAGTAACGTTGCGGCTCCGACCACGGGGACGGACGCTACAAACAAGACGTATGTTGATGCTCAGTTGGGTAGTGCCGCGCCAAAAGGTACCATTGTAGCTTTTGGGGCAGCTGTTGCCCCTACCGGATGGCTGCTGTGTAACGGTGCTGCCGTGTCGCGTACAACCTACGCAACCTTGTTCACGGCTATCGGCACTACGTATGGCGCTGGCGACGGAACGACTACGTTTAATGTGCCTAATCTCCAAGGGCGCTTTCCTATTGGAGCGGGCAATGGCGCACAGAAGAACGTCAGCGGATCTGGTATAATTACTGGCGGTACTGCACTTACGGCTCGCACGGTTGGTCAGTTTGGTGGCGAAGAAGATCATGTTTTAACCGTCGCCGAGCTTGCTACACACAGCCACGAATATCGCTGGGGGACGGCCGGCGGTGCGGGTCCTGGTCCTGATGGCGAAGCAGCAATAGGAGACAGTTTGTATGGCGCGCAAACGGGAACACAGGGCTTAAACACTGCTCACAATACGACTCCTTCGTTTGTCGTTGTTTCCTTTATTATTAAGACTTAAACTATGTACCGCGCACAAGATGAATACGGTCAGCTTTCGCAGCCCGAGCGCGATTGGTACACAAACCAAGAGCAAAGCGGTATGGCGCAAGCCGGCCCAGCTTGGTCGAAAGAGCAGTATAAGCTAGCTCAAGCACAGTACAAAGACCAGCTACAACGCACGGAGCGTATTGGTCAGATTAATCAATGGGAGCAATCCCGAAATCCGTACTACGCTTCTTTGTATCAGCAAAAAAACCAAGCCGCACAGGCCAGCAATCAGCAGGCGTATACCGACGCGGCTAAGCGCATGCAGCTTCAACACGCCGGGCGCGGAACTCGCGGAGGCTCGCAAGAGCAGTACAACACCGCTACTCTCGGTGCAGAAAAGGCGCTTCGTGACTCGCAGGCCGCGCAGCAGAATCAAGATTACGTGCAGGGTATCCGCCGTAATGATCAGTCGCAGGCGCAATCATTGCGCATGCAGCAGAACAGCAACCCCTACACGAATGCTCTCGCTCAGAATATGGCCAACAGCGCCAACATCCAGGGCGGCGGGTACGCTAACAATGCGGCTCTTGAGCAATCGCGCAGGCAAGATGAACAGAACTACCAGAACAGCATGAGCCAGCTCTACGGGCAGGCTATCGGTACTGGCGTTGGCGCGGTTGCTAACTACTACGGAGGTGGCTAATGGCTGATGAATACGGTGCAGCGGGCGCAGGTGCTGCCAGTGGAGCAGCGTCAGGAGCCGTAGCAGGCACAATGATCGCGCCGGGGGTTGGCACAGCTATAGGCGCTGGCGTTGGCGCTCTTGTTGGCGGTGCATCGGGATACCTTGGCGGACTGGGCGCAAAGAAACGCCGTAAAGCGCAAGAAAAAGCGCGTAGAGAATACCAAGCCGCCCTTGCACAGTATCAGCAAAGGGAGCTTGCTCGTAACGCGCAACGCGAAGCGATGCTCATCCAGCAGAGCCAACAAGCGCACAATAACTTTCAGACCTACATGGGCCAAAAGCCCGGCGATCAAACCGCAGCTTTGCAGCAGGATGCCGCCAACCAATCGTCAGCATTGTACGCAGCACAGGCGCCTACACCGGCGCTTGCGGGACCTCTTGCAGGGCAGTACCAGCAAGAAATGAATCAGCGCGTAGGCGGTAACGTTAACGCAATGGCGTTGAACTACTCGGCTGGTCAGCAAGACTTCGCAGGTGATGCGAACAATCGCAACTACGAGATGGCGGACAGCGCCTTGAGCCGTGAGCGTAATCTGTTCGAGCAGCAGGCCGGTGTCGGATCTGCGTTGAGCAATCGCGATCGCGCTATCGCAGAAGCGAACTACGGCAACGAGCGCGCCCGTGCTCAAAACGTCGGCAGCGAGCAGATGATGTACGGCGGATTCGCCAATAGCGCCTTGCAGCTTGCCAATGCCTACGGTAGTGCGCAGCGTCAAGCAAACTTGCGTAACGAGGCGTATGGCAACCCGGCTTTGACTCCTAATCAACAATACCGTAACTCCGACATGTCGGGCTACGATATGAGGTCTGCATGAATCCTGAAGCCATTATGACCCCTGGCGGCATTGCTGACCAGCTCACTCGCGGCCTCTCTGGTCTTGGCCAGTCGTTCGCTCGTCGTGAAGAGTTACGCTATCAGGGCCAGCGCGACCGCATGGCCGACGATCGCTACACTGCTGAGATGGCCCTGCGGCAGCAGGCGCAGGAGCGTGCTGATGCGCGGATGGCGCTTGAGGATCGTCGGTATGGCGAACAGCAGGCACGACTTGGTCGCATGGATCAGTTGGCTCTTGAAGATCGGCAGCGCGCACAAGCGGATGCTGAACGCAAACGTCGGTCCATGTACCCTGAAGACTACGTAAATAGTCCAGATCCACAGCAGTCGCGTTCAGCGCAAGAGGCGCTACGTCGTCAAGAGTTTGACTACGCCACTAAAGGATACGTATCGCCTGATCGAATGCAGACGCTACCCGGTGCTGATTTCCGTGTTCCAATGCAGTCGGGCCAACCTCTTTTTGGACCTATTCCGGGGTCTGCGGCGGCGCAGGGCTTGGAAGCTCGTTCTGCAAGGGAAAAGCCGCAACGTGACTTTGAAGGGGAGCTGGCGACTAAAATTAAGGCTACTTCTGAACGCGACCGCATTCGCTACGTTGAAGCTAGTCGGCGAGATCAAATTGACCAGATTAACAAACAAATTGACCGGCTATTGAAAGAACGTGCGGGCACAATGCCTTTGGAAGCTGGCGCCGAAAATTCGTGGGGGTTTGATTACAGTGATGCGGAAATAGCGGCCAATCCAGCTAACGTGAAGTATGCCATTTTAGGTGAGCAAATAAAGAAACTAGAAGCTGATCGGGATGCGTTGGGGTCGACGGGCGGAGCGGCTGGCGCACTCGGTGCCCCAAGTCAAGTGGCCCCTTCCAATACTGGAAATATTGAAGACGATATCGCCAACGGCGCACCGTCATTCAAACCCTAGCGTTAGAGTTCTTCATGCCTAATTACGATGAAATGGTTGACTACGTTACTCGCAAGTTCGAGGATCGCGGGCAAACCCCCGATCCCGCTGCGGTTATGCGCGTGTCGGCAAGGATCATCAAAAAGCAGGGCGTGCAGGTTGATGCTAACCACATGGCGGGACTCAGCGATGCGGCGCGTCGTCGCCTTGTCCCACAAGAACAACAAGGTGCTGCCTCGGCATTGGCTGAATCGGCGTATCGGTCTGGCGTTGTTGCCCCTATTGCGGGCATGTATGCGCGCTTTGGAGGAGATACAGAGGGCGTCATTGCAAACGATCGTGCTATGGCACAGATCGAACGTGACAACCCGGCGATGTCGTATATCGGAAGTACGGCAGGTTCGGTTGTGGCTCCTTTTGCTGGCGCAGCTGCAGGGGCCGCGCTTGGTTCCGCAGTCGCGCCTGGACCTGGAACGGTCATTGGCGCACTTGGAGGCGGCGCGTTGGCATCTGTGCCATACACGATATCTAATGACGTTTCTCGCGAACTTCAGGGACGCGGTACGGGTAATCGTATTGGCAACGCGGCGTTAGAAACTGGTTTCAGCATGATCCCCGGTATCGGGCCTGCTGCGGGAACGTTAGCGAAGCGCGTCGGTATCAACGCCGTCGAAGGCGCTCTTATGGGCTCCGGTCAAAGCGCGTCTCAGCAAGGCTTAGACATTGCAACCGGTGACCGTAAGGACTTTTCAGCTAAGGAAGCATTACTTTCTGGCGCAGGCGGTGCTCTCGCCGGTAGCGCAATGGCCCCGCTTGGTGGTCCTGGAGATCGGCAAGCGGTTGAAGCGGAAGCTAAGAATCGCCAAGTCAACATGGATCAGCTCCTTGCCGCTAAGCAGAGCGATGCGGCATTGGCGGGCGCTGCTGCGAACGACGCTGCGGTGAGTAAGCGCATTGGCCTTGAAGATGCGCAGCAGCAAGCTGCGGCAAAAGCACAAGAAGCGCTTTCAGCTACGCCAGAAGTAGCTTCCGAACGAGCAAGAATAGATGCCGATATTCGTCAAGCGCAGTATGAAGGCGTTGCAGGTGCGGTTGATAATGCGACCGTAGCTGATCGCATATTGCGTGAGCGTATGGCGGCAGATCGAGAAGCATTCAACGCTGCTGATCAAGAGCAGTATGCTCGCGAGCAAGCGCAGCAGGATGCCGAAATGGCGCAGCGCGATGCTGAAGCGCAGCCGCTTGCGGAAGCAATCCCTCCCGCAGAGGCAACAACTGACGTAGCGCCTTCCCGTTCGCTATCCGACATGCCGCCGGCGCAAGAGGTAGCGCCTATTCAATCTTTAGATACAGGCCTGGAGTCGCCAACACAGGCGCCGCCGCTTACGGCGCCAGCTCCTGAGCCACGCTATCTCGTAGAGCCCGCCACTGGCAAAGCTCGCCTTGTCACTGATCGCATGACCGTAGATCCTAAGGAGACGGTCGCGTATTCCGATCTGACGCCAGAGCAGAAGAATCGTGTTGATGTAGCTGCCAAAAACCTGTCACGCCGGGTTGCAGGTCGTGACGTGACGCGCTCAGGCGCAGCTATCAATCCGGCGATTCCGCTTGTTGAAGGAATGCAAGCCCTAGGCAAGGGGGCTAAAGTTGTTCGAGACAAGGCCGACGCCCTTGCCGAAACCATCCAAGGCGGTGTTGGCGATGCTACCCCTCTGGCGCGGTCTATTCGCGGGGCGCAGGAATGGCTTGGCGCGGACATGCAGGACCGCCTTAAGAAGAGCAGCAACCCCTATGCTCGCAATGCAGGTGAGCGCATCGGTCGCTCCATTGAGAATCAGCACGCATCGCAAGGCCGCATGCATGCAGATCGCACCAAGGCGCTTGAACTTGTTTCCGCTAGTGCAGATAAGGCCGCAGCTCTGCGTAAAGCAGACGAGCCGATTAAGCCGATGGACCCCGAACAGGAGTATACAAGCGGTCGGTTGCGGAACATGTACGAAGGCCGTACGGACGTTCCTGAAATTCTGAGAGATGTGGTTGACGGCGTACAGCTTACTAACCAGAGCACACGTACGGAAGCTACCGATCAGGGCCTTGATGTTGTCAAGGGCGACGGGAACAACGTTTTCGTTCGTCACAAAACACAGGATTTCTATAACCGTTTAGACGATGGTGCGGCTAGTTGGTTTGGGCAGCGGCTTATTCGCTCCTTAGCGGACATGAACAACATGGCCCCTAAAAAAGTACAGGAGCTGCTGTATCCCGATACGAAGGAAGGTCGCGGAATATCGGCCAGCGTTCGCATGGACGCCATTGAGCAGGCGCGTAAATTCAAAAACTTCCCGCAGTATATCCGTAATGAAAAAGGCGATGGTTGGATTCGCCTTCTGGAAACAGATCCTACGCGCTACGTAAACACTACGTTTGACGCTATGTCTCGTCGCGTCGGATTCCATAAAGGATTCGGCGGCGTGTCTTCCAGTGCGGATCTTGGAAACATTCTTCCCGGTTTAGAGCTAGCGCCCAAGTCCGTGCGTGAGACCGTCGCTCGTGCGATCAACGCCTTCAACGGGGAACACGAAACCTCGCTCGACATGAGCAGCGGCAACGCCATTGCGGGACTTCGCAACGCTAAGCAGATTATCAGCGCTATGCAGACTTCCGGTGCGGCTCCGATGGACTTGACTGAGACGCTGAATATTGCCGCGCATGTCCCTGTTACTCACGCTTTCACGGGTGTTGTGAATAGCGTGCGCAAGCCGGGGCGGGCTGTTCAAGAAGGCGGCATGGAAGCCGATGTGAAAAATCGCGTGGATCTTCGCGGTAAAGGCACTGAGATTAGCGGCAATATCCGTGGCGCTCTTCAGCGCGGATTCGGTCGTAATGTTGTCAACCGTGCCGTGCAGGCCGCTGGATACGAAGCTGGTCGTAGCTGGGCGTCGTCATTGCAAAAGAACGGTGTTGCGCTCGTTGATGAAGGCTTCTTGACCATGAACCGCGTGTCCGATCAGATGGCACAACGCTTCCGTGACAAGAAGGCTACTGATCAAGATGTGAAGGTGCTCGCCACTATGGTGGCGGAGAACATCACGGGCCAGAAGCGTAACGTTGCGCAGTCGGGACGTCTCAGCCGTAACGCTTTGGTAGCAATGGTCGGCCCGCTGTATCGTCGCTACGGCGAAAATCGGGTGCGTAACCTGATCCGTGCCGTTGATGGCGCTGCTGCTATCATGGCCAAAAAGGATCAGCCACTAGCCAAGCGGGCGGCTATTGCGTCTCGTATGCTGGGGCAGTCCCTTACCGCTATCGGCCTTAGCAGTGCAGCCGCTACGGCGGTGGGCGGTGCTTTGGTCTACGGCCTAGAAGCGTTGCCGATGTACTTCGGCAGCGGTCAGGGAACCATTCCTCTCTTAGTCAACGTACTTGGCGGCGGTGTTGCGGGTTCCGTCCTACAGCAGACACAGCAGCCTGGAAACCTTGCCGTCACCGACCTTGCAAGCATGCTGTTCTGGCCTTTTGGCTATGCGGCATCCATTATAAACAGCCTAGAAAGCGGCAAGCCTCAGAACCTTGTTCCTGGTGTGTCTCGCATCATGGGCGCCGTCAGTAACGACGACCGTGCCGGCAAGGTGGCGTATCGCGCATTCCGCAGTGCTCAGGCCAAAGTTGAAAGCAGCACCGGCTCAGGTTTCACCGCAAACGCTTATCGTAGGGCGCTACGCGATGCGGTGTTGTCGGGCAATCGTGACAATATTCGTGAAGCCCTTGCCGCTGCACGCAAAGCGCAGTCCCCTGACGACTTTCAAACCTTCTTGAAGCGTTCTATCCTGCTTCCATCTGATCCAGTAAAGCTGCGTAAGTACTACAACGAGATTGGCGAAGAAGCATTCCGCAAGATCCAAGCGCACGACGCCACCATCAAGAAGTTCATTGATGGGGCGTAATCTCAACGTAGGTCGCCAACGGACCTACGTCGATACGGAAACTTCCTGACCGGACAAGCGAGTCGTTCGATAACGCGCCTGCGTCTTGCAACGCATCAAAGACGGCAGCAATCGCGTTGTCCAGGTCCGGCTTGCATTTACCGGTCGGCGTAGTCCACCGCACGCTAATACACACAGGTTCGTTCCATTGGTAATGTGGAACAGTAGCGCGCCACATCGCCACGAACTTCTTGCGCCAGTCCTGGTATCGCTTGGGCATGTACGTGCCCCGTGCTGTGACACGGGGGCGGGCTTTGGCACAGGGTTCAAGGTTGGGTAGTTGGATTTTCATGTCGGAGGCGGATTCTTCTCATAGTAGGATTTCGCAAAGCTGTACGCGCATTCGGAAGTGCAGAAAGAAACGTCCATGCGGGTGCGTATCCTGTCTTCTTCTACTAACGGCACACCACAAAACGCGCAATCGTCTTTTGACATGCCTGATAGCTTCTTACGTGCGTTTTCAATATACGCGGAATGCGGATCAACAGCACCTACCGCAGGTGCTAAAGGCGTTACTGGCTTCTTTAGCCGTGTCTTTTTTATTAGCGCCCTTCGCTCGTCCTCTAGCCGTTTAGCTTCTGCACAACGCTCCTCCTCTTGCTTATGCTTTAGCCAGCTATCGTGTAGCTGTTGCGCGTCGGCCATCTCTTTGCGCCACTGTTCTTGACGCTCTTCATATCTTCCTGACGCACATAGTACTTCATCGGTAAAATCGTACAGAACCCCCGTTGCGCAGGGGTTCCATATTCCACGAACTTTAATGTACGCGCCCATCTGTTTTCTCTAGTGTGATTATTCGGGCACACAGCGCATGCAGTTGTTCTTGCAAAAGCTCGTTTTCTTTTTCTAGGTGTTCTATTTTACACCACTGTAAGTCATTAGTTTCTTCTAATTCTACAACGGCTTCTTCAATAAGTTCACGCGCCTCATCCTCGGTTATGTACCCTTCTCCCGTAAGATAATCGTACATCTCGTCTGTGTTTAAGCTCACGGTTTTTCTCCTTTTTTCCACTCTTCGCCTTCTTCTGCCTCTTTGTGCTGCTTGATCCGTTCTGCTATTTCCGAAGCGGTCCACGTCGCAACAACTACAGTCCTTTCGGTATACCAGTATTTCTCTCGAAGCACATCACTGCGACCAACAGCGTGCAAAAGAACGCTCGGAAGCATGCGCTTTATGGGGAACCCCACGTAATTTAACAGCTTTATACTATCAAAGTAGTCCATAAAGACAGCGGTGCGTATGCACGACCCGTCAGAAAGTAGTGTTTCTGCGTAGTGTTTTTCACGAGTTAAAATATGATCGACGGGGCGTTCGTAGGTAGACTCTACAGGCGGTTTTAAAAACGCAGGGATCTCTTTTAATTCGTCAAACCACGTTGCTTTTTTGACAAGCTCATCGTGCATAGCAACAAAATCTTTGTGGTCTTCCTCTATTGCGTCACTAGGTAGCGCATAAGCGTCGTCAACTAGTTTGATGACGTATTGCATTTTATTAGGCTTTTTATCGCCGTCTTTTGGGGTTTCGGTCATGTTTAATCTTTCTTCTCGCGTTTAGCGATCTCTCGTTGAATGTACCACACAGCCTTCTTTAAGTCTTCAATCGCATCGTTCTTTAGATCAGCACGCCACGTGTATTTAATAGCGTTACCAAGGTTAAAGCCCATGTGCTCCGTAATTTGGATGCACTCAATGCCGCTTGGGTGTGACGTGTAGTGCGGCGGGTGGTTGACGGCATCGTGTAGGTCGCTGCACTCCGCTTCTTCCGTGATCCATGGAGGCATAGTGTTTTCACTCATTTTAACCGTCCTTTTTATATCGTTCAGCAATCCAGCCAGCGCCACTGACAGGCAGACCTTCTGCCCATTCCGGAAGCTGGAGAATGATGCGTTGAAACTCGTCAAAACGTGAAGCGTCGGGCATCTCAGCTACGATCTCGTCGTAGATACGCAGGATCACATTAAACCCCGCCGCTTCCAAGTTGTTGCAGGCGTGGCGCAGTAAACACCCGCTAGTACCCTGCACAATGTGGTTAGTAAGCACGCCGCCATGAGTGCTGATCTTACGCCACACCTTACCGGGGCCGTCTTCGCACATGTAGTGCAACTGACGCTTAGGACCGTACTCAGGATGCACAACGGTTTCCATGGTGGCGTACGGGTAGGTGATTTTGCGACCAGAAGCGAGACGGCATTGCAAGTGCAAGCCATCGAATCGGTACGCTGCTTTGCCTATGCTGTATACGGAACCGGGATTGTCAACGGCCTTCTCTGCGGCCTTCTCGGTATTGTACCAGAACGCTACGTTTTCACGGTGCGTTGCACGATATCCGTCGATGATGAACTGTGCTTCTGTGTCAGCTAGGACGAGCGCGTACACGTCCTTTGCTTGCGTTTGAAGAGTTTTCCACCCGGTACGGTACGCAGCAGCGAGCTTGCCTACCTTACCAAGCTGGCGTTGATCGCCAGATACCACATCTGGCTCAATGCCCCATGCTTTACCGGCAAACACTTTATACAGATCTGGCCCCTGCTTTGCGTCGTACTTACGCCACGCCTCTAGCTCCCACTCCTGGCCCGAGTACCAAGCTAGCACACGCGGCTCGATGCTGGCATAGTCACATTGATACAAGACGCCTTGCTTAGGTGCAATGCAACCGCGCAAGCACGCAACAACGGCACCAAGCGGATCGAACAGCACCGGGACCGGTCCGCTTTTCCCGAGGTGGTACTTTGCCGTCTCAAAGAAGCCTTCCCAATCATCCGCCTTAGCACACGCAATCAGCTTCGGAACATCGAACTTCGCACCGCGTGGCAAGTTCATCAGGTTAATGCCGAGACTTGTATCGCGGCCCGACTGTGCGCCGTTGAACCGATGCGCATCCCGTACGCGGTGATCTACGACAGATGCGTAGTTCTTGAACTTGGGCAGCTTCGCCACAGCGGTACGGCCTAGTGCTTGCCGTGCTTCCAGCAGCTCGCGTGTCTTCGGATCAACGTCTGCACGCGCTAGAACTTCTTTGACGTACGCCTTAGCCACGCTGGGCAAGTCAAGATACTTTGACACTTTGCTATGGTTGTTCTTGAGCACGTACCCATCAAGGGCTCCGTCAGTACGCTCGCTGACGGCAGAACCGATGACCTTCTCACCGCGCTCGACCATCTTTTGCAGCGACGTAACCAACTCCATGTCGATAGGGATGCCGCGCAGGTTCGTGATCCACGTTGTGCGCCAGAACGCCAGATCATCTCCCGTCAGATCAGGCAACGCGGCATCAATCGCCATCTCGGCTTCCACATCCTGGCGGCAATAGTCCATATAACGGACGTACTCAGATTCAAGTTCCGGCGTCATCTCACGCAACTGCCCCTTCAGTTTTCCCGCCGTAGCGGGCATGCTGAACAGCTTCATGAGCCGGTCGCCTTCTTTGTCCTTCTGTACCGGTAGGTTCAACGCCGCGCCGCACTTGCCAAGAGACGCGGGTACTGAGAACGCACACGCTTTTGCCATCGTGTCAAAGAAGCGCAACACCGGAATGTCCAGCTTAAGTACGTTCGTAATCAAGGCGTACTCAAAGCCGACATTCCAAGCGTGAATCTCGTCTGCGTCTTGCAGCATGCGCTTGACGACGTTTAGCGCATCCGGCTGGCGGCAATCAAAGCACATAGCCTTGCTACCGTCAGCCGAAATAGCGCACATCAGTACAACCGTACTTTCATGCAGCGAATAGTTCCATGCACCGACTTCGGACAGGTCGGCAAGGCTGCGAGTTTCAAAGTCGATACTGATTTCCATTTATTCTCTCTAAAAATCCGTGTGCGTTGTGACCGTAGCACGGGCACGTAGTGTACGGTTCCATCTTCGTCAATGGTTCCGTTGGAAAACGGAGCTAGCTTTGAGAATCGTCTGAACCACACGCCCCACTTATCCCAGCGGTGCAAATCCCGGTAGTCGGATACGTCGGGCTCCGGTCCGATGATTTCTAAATAATCGGTAGTGTGGTTCATGATCAGAATGGACAGTCATCAGGGATAACAGGCTCCACAACCTTACGTGGTGGCGCAACCTTACGCGGTTCCGCAACCGGCTTCACCTCTTCTAGCTTCACAGCAACCACTTCGCTAGCACCACGCACGGCCCATCCCTGCTTGGTGATCGTTTCCTCAGACACGAGCTTGTTCTTAATCGCCTGAGCTGGCGACATCGGCTTGCTCTCATATAGGAAAGCGGGCAGATCCGCATCGTCTACCCAAGCTAATGCCTTAGCGCGACCTTCGCCCTTGGTATAGCCCGGCAATTCGTCAGAACGTGCCAGCTCGTTAGCGCGTTCGGCAATCGCTTCGGCAAACTTCTTCAATGTGCCGACGTGTGGCAGTAGCTTAGCCACAATCTCAGGCGGGGCTTCGTGAGTGCGGTCTACCATAGCGGTAAACCAGATGATGGCTTGTTCAGTGTTCATTTATATTCCTTTCGCATGCTGCGAAAAAATGATCGGCAAAGTAGCGTTTAGTTTTCTGTCCCGTTTTTGCTTTTATCTCGTAGATGCGTATCCTATCAGCTTTTACAAGATCAGATAGAACGGCTTCCCGTTTTTGCGCTTCCACGTCGCGCATAGTGCGCTGAATCAACACGCTAGGCGACATGCCCTTTTCGCCCGATGTCCTTACCGCCGCGTAGATGCGGTCAATGTTAAGCGCATGAGGAGTAGTTGCCGCATTATTGGTAATGTGCAGTAAAACATCGGTGGTATAGGCCGCGATAGCAAAGCCCCAATCAATGCTTTCCTTGGTCATGTGCGGCTGATCGACGTTCATTGTGTAGGCGTGAATCAGGCTAAACCGCTTTGAAGTTTCAACGCAACGGCTCATCAGGGTCGAACGCTTTTCATCGGTAAGCTTTGTGGACTGCACAGTCGCTTCCACTTCACGGGCCTTCGTGTAGTAGTGCGCCAGCACGTCAGGATCGCATGTGATCTCTTGCGTTTTACGTGTCGCCCCCGCGTTCTCCACGGGAGAGCGTTTGATCTCCGTGTTCATTTTGGTAAGCGCCGCAACCATATCTTCCGGTGGCGGCGTATCCTCAAAATCGAAACGCATCTCGGGTAGATGCTCCCCCATAAAGGGAACAAAGCGGTTAATCATGCCTTGCTCCGACAACGCGTCATCGTACACGCGGGAGAAGATCTTAGGCTGGCAGAACGTCAACACCGATGGAAATGGCGAATGTATTTCCGTAGCCGTTTGCCCCTTAAGCGCCTTCCCCTTAATCGGTTGGCACGAGTACCACTCCGTCAGGTTGGTGCATACCTTTTTCATGTAGCCAGGGCAGGTAGGTAGCTTGATCTGTTGCAGGAACAGTCCGATCTCGTCTACGGCCCAGGTGATGCTTGGGCTTTGGTTGATCTCGTCAAACATACCCGCATCAGAGTCGAAATGCATCGATCCAAGCAGATCCACACAACCGACAGCAGCAAATACCTTGCGAATCGAATGCAACGGCACGTCCTTACCCGAACCCGACGATGCCAGCCCAAGCCCGTAGATGTTCGCATGTGATCGACGCCACGTCAGATCGCGCCCAATCAGTGCACCCATGCCAACGCACGCCGCCAGCAAGGAAAGCTCTGGTTGTGGGCGTGGAGCGCAGGACAAGCACCAGTCCACCCAAGCCGCAATCAACGGCGTAGGGCGAAGATGTTCCGCTGACAGTTTCGGAACCGCTAGTGGGTTTATCTCCTTCGCAACAGGTACCGGCCCCGTGTTCCGAGATATAAAGTTTGCCACCTGAACGGCCCGCTCTTCGCCTCGTGCGAGTCGCATATCAAACGATTCGCTGGCTTCCTTTTCCGCGTACGACTTCGCAATACCGCGTAGCTCGTCATCAGAGACCGTCTCGGGGTTCTCGCAGCGGTCAGCACGCACACCCTGCAACCCAAGGAAGATGCCCTCTTCGCCAAGTCCGAGGTTACGCAACGCGCCCGCAGCCGAGCATAGCAGCGCGTGCCTCTGACCCTCGGGGAACGATGCCGTTTCCGTGGCCTTGATGCTGACGGGCGCAGCCTTGGCCCATGCTTCCATAAACCAATCCGGCGCCATCGGAACATCGGTCAGAGATTCTAGCGGAGTTATCCACTCGTACCCTTCCGATGGAGGTATGTGAACGCTCGCTTTGAATTTTACTTCCAGGGCGTCACCGATCCACACGCCGCCCTTGAGGGTGCAATCGTGAGGAACGCGCATCCAGACGTGGCGACCGCCGTTAAAGGTCTTGGTGCTAGGGAAACCCTCTAAGGGCTGAAACTTTTCAATCAGTTCCGCTTCCCCGTCCAAGCCGTTCTTCATCTCGATATCGAGTACAACGTGAAACGTAGGCTTGATCGCCCAGTCACATGACGGCCACTTGCGATGCCACTCAGCGACTTCTTCCGGCGTTGGCAGTGTTCCGAGATAGCCCTTCACCATCGGCTGGCGGCTTGAGGAAGCGCGCTTTGACCACGGGATGAGGTGCCAGCCCTTTTGGGCGAGTTCAATTGGTGTCACGCGAAGCTCCGGCCCAACACCTTGGGATACTTGGACGATTCCGGTGTGGTCTGGAAGCGTATGCGTGTGGGTTTCGGAATGCAAGCCAGGAACTGAACGCACGCCATAGCGGTCGTTAGCCGAATCTCGCTTTCTGCGGTAATTCCGTACAATCCATCATCGCGTACCGCGATCTGCTTTCCGTCGGCGTTTTCCAAGGGGGTGTCTCGAAACCACTGCTTGGCTTTGTGTCGCGCCCACGTATGCGCCTTCTCGTCAACTGACAGCCACTCGCTGATCTTGGTTGATGCGCACATGTAGTTGACGCACAATGTCGGCGCTTTGCTCGGATCTTTGGAGGAGTGCACGCGAATCGTCATGGCGTCTACCGGAATTTCACGTATTTCAGAGTTAGATAGGGGGGTGTCGTACGCAGCAACGGTGTCGTGCTTGGCAATCTCCGGTGGCGGGAACTCAAACTCGCAGCACGGGCATAGTCGAACACCGGCTGCGACGATCTCTTGGCACTTGGGGCATGTCTTGGTTGGTGCAACGCCTTCCTTGTCAGACTTCCTCTTGTTCTTAACGCGCTCGTTTAGCGTATCGATAGGGCCGTGCCTGGAAATATTTCCGCTTAGGTCAAGGACCATAGCGTTAATCTTACCTTCAGCGCGTCGCAGACCACGACCAATTTGCTGGTAGTACAGTCCGCTACTCTTTGTTGGACGCATCAAGGCCAACAGATCAACATGGGGGGCGTCAAATCCAACGCTTAGGACATTGACGTTTACTAATGCTTTAAGTTCTTTATTACGATACGCTGCGATCAATCGCGCACGCTCGGCCTTGTCCATGTTGCCCTCAATGACAGGGGCATCGACCCCGTGCGTCTTTAAAGCAGCGCTGATAAGGTTGGCGTGCTTGATGCCTGATGCGAACACCAACCACGCCTTGCGGTCTTGTCCGTAGCGCACGATCTCGGCGCACGCCTTGGCAACCGTGTCCTCGTCGGACATGATCGCTTCCAGTTCGCTCGCCACGAAGTCTCCCTGACGTACATGAACGCCGGTCAGATCCGGTGCGCCGCCGTCCTTAGATACCAACGGCGACAGATACCCTTCGTGGACTAATTCCTTGATGCCGATGTCGTAGACCATGTCGGAAAACGGCTGGCCTTCTCCATACACTAAGCCCGATCCCATGCGATAAGGTGTGGCCGTGAAGCCTGCGATACGGATCTTCGGATTAACGATAGCGGCTTCCTTGATGAACGTACGATATTGACCTTCGCCAGTAAGGGGCATACGGTCGCATTCGTCCACCACCAGCAACTTAATAGATCCGAAATCGCACGCCTTGTTTGCAATCGATTGGATCTGGCAAAAGGTAACAGGGCCGATCTTCTTTACGCCAAGCGAAGCCGAGTACACCGCAGGTTTTGTGCCGCTGATAGCTTCGTAGGTCTTGGAAAGCTGTTCGACTAGCTCTTGCGTGTGAACCGCGACTACGATCTTAGAAGAGGGGCCTTTGAGATGAACGCGATGCACCAGCGTTGCGATGGTCGGGCCTTTCCCGCTGCCGGTAGGCATGCACACCAGGGGGCGGGCCATGCCGTCATTCAATGCTCCGCGCAAAGCGTCGATAGCTGCTTCTTGATACGGTCTTAGTTTCATGTTTTCTCAAGGTGTCCGTGAGTAGGAGTTAAAAGGTTTATTTTGTAAAATCTGTTTTTACTAAAGACATTAGAGCTTCTGCGTACGCAAGCCCCTCTTCGCTTGAATAAACTTTCTTTTTATTTGGGTACACGTATTTCATTGTCTCGCACATTATTTCGGCAATTTCTTCTATGTTGTCTTTACTCATGATTAACAGGCTTTTCTACAGTAGTAAACTTATTATCGCAAGTTTTGCATTTACGTCTTCGCCAGATTCCGTGCGCTCCTGCTTTTCGTGTGTCGTAGACCTTTGTTGGTCCTTTGCACTTGGGGCAAGCTAGGCTCATTTTTTATCCTCATTCTTCTCCATATCCGCAATCGCCCCACACAACATAATGGACCGCGCCTCTTCCGCCCGCTTCCGCCAATAGCAAACGTCGCACAAATCCAAATCAGCACCTTTTGTGCGACCATGAATAGCCGGGTTTATTGCGTATGATCTGCAACGGATGCAGCTATTCATTAGAACCGCCCGCCTTGATCACTGTAGCAACGGCATCATTTAGCTCATCAAAGTCATCCATAGAAGAGCCCCATGTAATTAATTGCGCCGTCCTAAACAGAAAGACATACGCCTCCAACAACTCCAAGCTGATGCAGATGACCTTGTCAGGCGCATTAATTGGCTTCATGATGGATTCAGGACTTATGGGGAATGGGGGGATCATGACTTCCCCCCAATCGCAGCGAGAAGGGCGGCGCGCATGCGAATGCGGATTGCGGCGACTGACGGGGACATGGTTTCGCGCATGCACCAGACATTGAGTGCTCGCTCCACCATCTCATCCGTGACATCGACCACCGGGGCAGGCGTGTGGCGGATGTTCCATTCTTCCGCGTTGTTCCTGTCGTTCATCAGCCCGCACGAAGTGCAGGCTATGATATCGTGGTCGCTGTAGCTGTCTGGTAGACTCGTCTCTGTCCATATGGCTGGGGCTCCGCAGCAGGGGCAGGGCTTGAGTTGTTCGGTCATCTCTGTATCCCCTTCACCGCATCAAGTGCATCTCTCATCTGATCCAGTAGTTCATTTGGACGGCCACCGTTACCATAGACTGCTACATAGTGCCTTGCTTCTTCCAGCGCCTCCACCATTTGCGCGACGGCTGCCTTCCGTTCGGCCAGATTTATCATTCTGCGCGTCATCTCGGCCAGTTCAGCCCGCAGCCGGTCCAGCTCTTCGAAGGCTGGCGATAAGAGTAAATCAAGCTCGTTAGCGCAGTCGGTTTCCGCCTGTGTGTGTCCCTGCATGTACTCTGACAGCAGCCTCCCATATGCTTGATCAACAGATAAGCGCCACTTCTCAGCGAGCCAACGCAACTCCGCGTGATCGGTCGGGGTGGGAGTTTCGTTACTCATGATTGTTCCAATGCCTCATGTAGTTCTCTTGCGACCAGGATCTGATTATTGAATGCGATTCTAACGGCGAGTGAGGGGTTGGCTTTTATCATTTCATTGGCTTCTGATGCCCACTTATCGACAAGGCCATGCATCTTGGCCCGCTCAGCCAACAACGCATTGCACACCCGCACAAGGTCACCATGCAGCGGGTGGGTTGATGATGCGAGGGAGCGGAGTTCTTCGGTTGTGATCATTCCCCCACCTCGTCATTCTTCGCAGCCAGCAGGATCAGCGCCGTGTCAAGGGCAAGCGTCCTGGTCTTAGCAAATCGCTTTTCGTCGCCTGCAATCCATGCGCGCAGTTCATCCGGCGATCCAGAGAAACAGCCGCAAAGGATGTGAATTTCTTTTTCGGTCTGGATTGCGGTAAGCGTCCGCCCGCATTGGCCGTGACCGGTGAAGGAAAGTTGCGCAACGCTGATGTTTTTTGCTCCGTTCAGATTGGCGCCGTTCAGAATGGCGCCGATCAGGTTGGCGCCGCTCAAATTGGCGTCGCTCAAATTGGCGCCGTTCAGAATGGCGACGCGCAGATTGGCGCCGTGCAGATTGGCGCCGCTCAGATTGGCGCCGATCAAGTTGGCGCCGATCAGGTTGGCGCCGCTCAAATTGGCGTCGCTCAAATTGGCGCCGTTCAGATTGGCGCCGCTCAGATTGGCGCCAATCAAGTTGGCGCCGATCAGGTTGGCGCCGCTCAAATTGGCGTCGCTCAAATTGGCGACGCGCAGATTGGCGCCGTTCAGATTGGCGCCGATCAGGTTGGCGCCGCTCAAATTGGCGTCGCTCAGGGTGACGCCGCGCAGGTTGGCGCCGATCAGGTTGGCGCCACTAGCAACGGCCTCAATCACCGCATCGCGAACCGTGGTCGCCTTGGTTGATGCGTACAGGACATCATTGGTCCAGCGGTTTCTGATTTTGATGGGCAGAGATTGCGGAGTGTCGGTCATGTTTTAGTCTTCCAAGAAGTAGTCGAAGGATGGTTCGCAACCGATCGAAGTGGCGGAGGTGCCAGAGGATGTAGGCGGCGGTTTTTAGGTCTTGCATTGGTGGCGGGGGCTGGAGTCGAACCAACATTAGCGTGGCATCACCCACTTGCTTTACCTGCTGCCGATGTTCGCAGCTTGCCACTTCCCGCCATAAATGCCCCGTATCGCCGGGACCACGCGAAGAACATTCTAGCAAACGGGCGGAGCCGCTGCCACGGATCTCAAGCCTATGTGATTAGCAGCTCTTCTTGCCGGGCTTCATCGGCTTCAGGTTGACGGCCTTGCCTTCCTTGACGGGCTTGGCGATGGTTGGTTTCTTGGCCATAGTATTATTCTCCTTTCTTTTGTTAGGGGTTACCACGAGGCCGGTTCTCGATAAGAACTACGGCAAAAAACAACAGTGCCGCCAAAACGAGCGCAGCACTAACTAGCATAAGCATTGCAAGCACGGGGGCGAATACAATCCACCACGACCAATCTACGATCCCTGCCGTTTTTATGATGACAAGCAAAACAGTAGCGAGGATTGGCCACGACCCCACGGCACTTAGTTTAATTAGTGTTTTAGACACGTTATTACCACGAAGCGGCTGGAGCCGCAACAGGACGGGTGCTAGGCTTAGCAGGTGCAGCTACTTCAGGCGCGTTCCCCTTCTTTACCGAAAGCCACATCTGATTCTCAAGTTTGCCTTCGGCATTCTTCTTTACCGTGATGTGCTGCTTGAAGGTCTTGCCGACAAACCAGTCAAGGGTGTTATTGAAACCCTTAGGACCGACCAGCAGCAAGAGTGCATCGAGCTGGGCGTGCGACTTGGCGAGGTTTTCCGGCTTTGAAGACAGGTACTTGAAGTACTTGCGGCCTTCGTACTCGCCGTTTTCAATGACGAATTCAAACTTAGTCGAGGCATTTCCAGTCTTTGAGACGTGATCCTCAGCGGCGTTGATGACCCAGGTATACTCGCCGTCAGGGATTGGCGAGTAATCGCCGCCCATTTCCGCGTTGTCGGGGTTGTGTGTGTAGTTGTCGAGAAGGCCCATGTTATTGCTCCTGGTTCATGGCCGCGCAGAAGTCTGCGAAGCCGGTGTTGATGTCAAGGGTGATAGGTTGAGTGATGCCGTAGCGATTCTTGGCGAGATGTGCGGCGGCAGGGTACCAATGCTGGACGAAGTTAGTGCCGCCCTTGGCCAGCTTTCGTTCCTTGTCGGCACTGTCAACGGTGCGGATGTCGGTGCCAAAGTAGCCCCAAGCATCACACTGTCCGATCAGGTAGTCAGCAACGTCAACTTTACCTGACGATGAAGCGAACAGTTTAGGTTCGCTACGCAGGTAGGTTTCTGCGGATGCAGAGGTAACTTCGCGGTCAACGCTGTGACAGAGCATGATGGTGCCGATATTGCGCTTGTCGCGCATAACGCGACATCCTTCGATGAACCGGGTCCAATACTCTTCTAGGGCCGATTTGTACCCTTTACCGTAGCCACCGCTTGCAAGTTCAATTGATTTGACGTTTTCGCGTTCGCAGATGCACTTCCAGATGGACATTTCGAGCATGTCGATCGTGTCGAAAACGACGGTTTTATAGTCGTGCTCTTCGGTGATGAGTGCGCCCATCGTAGCGACTACATCAGACCAATCCTTAAGCAGTGGCGTGCGCGCAACGTCGAGGCTGTTAGTACCTTCTTCAAGCTGCACGAACAAGGGCTTAGGTGCGTGTGATGCCCACGTTGATTTGCCCATGCCGGGCTTGGCATGCACGCCAATAATAGGCGGCTTCTTGACCTTGCCGGTAGTGACTTGTGCGAGAAAGCTCATTGGGATAACTCCATGCGGACTTCGTTGTGTAGTCCTAAGTATTGTAGTTCGTAGGCGAAGGATTCGCGTTCGGTGGTGTCCATGTCGTGGACGTTAGCAGCAAGCTCAACCAGGAGTTCTAGCTCGGATTGGTCAAACATTTTTGTATTCCCGTTCGTATATTTCCTTGGCCTTGCGTGCTTCCATGTCGTCGAACAGTTCGACGGCCTCTTGCATGGCCGCGCTGCGAGAGGTGCCCCAAGCGCCACTGTCTACGATGGCGGTTTCTTCGTCGAGGAGTACGGCGCGCCATGTGCGACGGTGGAAGAGTCCCGACATCACGTTTTCTACGGCGGCAATGTGATGTGCCATATACTCGCGAGCATCGCGTTCGGCAGCAAGCATGTGCTCGGCTTCAATAGCTTCGCTCTCGAAGTTGGGGTGGATGGGGTCAGTGAGTGTCATGGTTTTTCTTCCTTGTAGTCGGAACATGTTTCTGCCATGTCCGTAGCGTTCTTTAAGTCCTTTTTTAAATCAGAATGCCCAGAAACGTACCACTTGTTTTTAGAGCATGCAAGTATTAGCCCTGCCCCTGGCGTAACGTCTGAGTAGTCTTCCTCATACTCAACCCTACAGTGAGCACAGCTAAGGCAGTTAGTGAGTGTCATGGTTTCTCCGCGTCATAGTTAGTGTATACGCCATCATCAGAGCCTTGCAAGGTGTAAGTTTTTTCGCGTCCGCCAATCAACCAGCGCACGTTCGACAGGTTCCGCACGGCGAGTGCGATAAGCGTACTGCTGGAATGGGTGGCTTCGCACAGTTGGGTCGAGGTCATGGGGCCATTCGCACGCAAGAGTTGCACGATGTGCGAGGCCAGTTCACGCCGTCTTGCGACTTGTTTTTCCTCTTTTTTGACGTGATCGATGAAATGCGGATTGTTTGTTACCGCATGCCGCATGATCCCGCCTAGGTCTTTGATGGTAATCTTACGAATGGGTTTATGTGCTTGTTGGTCCGCTAAACGCTGAGCGTGTGCGACTTCGATGCGGATATTTTCGTATTCGAGCATGGTGGTATCTCTTTTAGTAGGTTATGGCGTCGAGGAGGATGTTGTCGTAGCTGTATAGCTCAATGAGGGTGCCGTTGAGTTCTTTTGAGACGGAATGCGCTTCTTTCCGCCACGCTTTGCGCAAGGCTTCACCCTCCGGGGTGTCGGAGTCCCACAGCTCCGTATCGTATTTGTTAAGTGTTTTGCTTGTCGTGTGTTTCACAAAAACGGGAATCATTTCATCATCTCCAGTGCCCGGCTCAGCTTGATGTCGTTTTTGTGATAGAGCGAGCGATGCGTGTGGTATTGGGTCTCAGCCAGGATGCGTTCAAGCTGCCGCCCGGAGACCGCGTGCGTGAAGGACCGCTCCGCGTGGCGTTGCGCTTTGATCCAGTGCTTATGGGCGTCTCCAGCGTAGATACAGATAGCGGTGCGTAGGGCTTGGCGAATGGGCGTCATGGTGGTGTTTCCTTATAGAACCGTGTCTTCGATGTCCCAGCAACTGAGCACCGGCACGGGAGACGTGGTAAAGGTGGGAGTTACTAATACGTGCATGTTTGCGTGTGTAGGTTTTTCGTGATGGCATCGGATCACGGTGTTGCCGTGCCAGGCGTGCCAGTATTTACCCTTGAGTGGGTAGACGTGCAGCTTGTTGCCATCAGCGTCTTCTAGGGTGTAGGGGAAGCAGTCGTTATTCATGCGATCACCATAGCCGAGGATGACGACACCGCGCCATCGATAGGCAAGGCGTACATGCACAAGCCCCACGGGTGGCCCATACGCAAGCCGTACGGCAGCAGTAGCGCATCTGCCCGCTCTTGGAGGGATTGCATCTTGCGTTGTTCCGCAACTCTTAGCTCACGGTTGCATCTGGCTTCATTGAGCCGGCGATAGGACCGGGCAAGCGCGCAAACGCGAGTTGCGACTACGGGCGCGCATCCGGGTGGCTTGGTCAGGGTGTGATCGATGCGGCATAGCTCCGCAGTCAGTAGGCATTCGTGTGATGGGTACTTCATGGTCGTGGCCTTTCTAGGGCTTGTCGTTCAGCGTTCAGTACTGATGACTCGCTTATTATATGTAACCAAGTAACGTATACAATTAAATTCTTTAGGCGATTAGCGCGCTCTATTTACAACGACTTATGACGATCGAGTCTTAGCTGATCGCAGGCACATGTGCGGTATGGGTATGTATGGACTAATGTATTATGGCGTGCGTTGAGTGTAAAACGATGAAAATGACGGTAGACCGTTAGCCTTTTATCGCCTTTTAGCGACCGTTATTTTGATCTTTGCTAAGGGTTGGGGTGTTTGTAAGTCGTTGTAGCTTATGGCGTTGTGATGTACTGGGGGGATACGGTTATGCGTTAGTAAGACTCCCCTGGATAAAGAGATGGAGACATATTGACACTTACCCATACATACATCATAAGTCATTATAATACAGACACTTACACTTATAATATATAATATATATATCATCTGAATTATTACTACTACTTTATTATATATATATCTCTAACTCTCTCTTAGCAACTACGGTCATAGCTGTATTTATTTCTGGATAACGCTTACTAAAGGATAAAACGATACTAATAGAACATCATAAGTTAGCTAATGACAAACACTTACATGCGCGATCAACCCTTAGCAACGCTTTACTAACGGTCGCTAAAAGGCTAACGGTCCCCTATGTCGGCACACAGTTTGCTATTATGGCAACCAAATCTCGGCACACAAATCGATTCTTCCCGTAGACGACGGCCTGTCCGCTACCCTTCCTTGCGATCCTAGCCGCTTACAGACACTATTACGCTTGAGCCTATATAAGGTGTGGCATCGATGGCGATCGTGGCTTAGATGGGGTGTGGAGGGGTGGGGAGGGGTGGCATGGGGGGATACTCCTCTTTACGCTTTTACACTTTTACAAGGGGCTTGTAAAAAACGGACCAAAAATCAAAAAGTAGCGTATACACTTGACATCCCCACATAACCGTATACAACACACACATGCAATGCCCCTGTAACAAAGACGCACTAACCGCAGCACAAGCCATGGAGATCTGTAGTCGTGCTCCCTCGGCACGGATGCCGTATCGCTGCACGATCTGTCAGCACTGGCACTTGGCTAAGCCCACGGCTACAACACGTACGGTAAAGCACGAACGACGCTCACGTAAACACGACACCGGAGAGATGGATTATGATGAATAAGTGATTGACCACACGGCCTAAGTGAATACGCTACACGACATGCCCCATCCATTTAAATTCAACACGCCATCTCGGGTACTCACCATTCGCGTACCTGCCGATCAGTACGACAAGATCAAGGCTGAGTTTGCCAAGATCATCCAGGCATACGTGAAGTAATGGCTAAGGCTGCTGCACGTACGCCGCCTGACATGCAAAAATGGCCCCACAATCCCGAGAGCAATTTCGTGGATGCGTGGCCACGGTGGCGGGACGTTTATGATTGGGACTTGCCGGTCTCGAAGCTGAGGCAGGTTGACTCGAAGGCGTGTGCGGAGCTGTGTGAGCTGAACCTGTTTGATAAGCTGACACCTTCACTGCAACAAGCGGTACGGGCCTTTGCGGAAGGGCGGTCTTATGACAACGGGGAGACGCAGGACTTGATCCTGACTCCTGAAAAAATCGGGAGCCTCGCTGAGCGGTCTAACAATGTCGAAATTGCTCGGTCATCGATCGATGCGCGCGCCCTGTTCCAGTTAGCTGCGAGTGCGATTGCGACCGGGGATCTTACCGGCACCCCCCTTGACGCCAGGGGCAAGGCGGACCTGTTGAAGTTTCTTATCAACAAGGTAGTTCCTGATATGAAAACGGCTGATTCACAAGAGACCGTCCAGCGAATCGACCGAGGCCGAAGAAAGGCATCCGAGTTCTCTTCTGAAGATCTTAAAACACTTACACGTCAAGAACTCCTTGACCTTCTGGAATAAACTATGTTTTTTAACTTTGCTACTAAAACCGACATTAAGGAGTTAAGTCGCGCACACGCAGATGCGTATGCGAAGACTTCTCTACGAATCCAACTACTCGAAGACCGCATCAACCAACTTGAATCGGATTTAAAGAACACTAGTCAGTACGCTGTAGATAGATACGCCTCTTTCTGCCTCTCAGTAGAAGCCAAGGTGCAAGCCGCGCTTCAAAATCTTCGTGCGCAGTATGATCTTAGTATGGCAACTGAGGATAAAAACCATATGCGCATCAAACGACTTGAAAGCCGCATCTTCGACTTAGCGAGGAAGTGAGCTATGCCTTGTAACGACTACCGAAGCACGGAAGCGCAAAAATTAGCTGATCCGTATCTCGTTGAAGAAAACGCAATGCTAACAGCAATGCTGTGCGAGGTAGGTAAAGCTATTCTAAATAGAAAGCACGTACCGCCTAGGGTAATCAACTGGTGGAAAGAGCACTCACACCTTGACGCTATACGCGGTGAACCTTGGAATAAAGAATCATCTACGTGAACTTTACCGAAGAATGCCAATGGCGGGATAAGAACCACGACGCCTTTAAGGTGCAGTGCTCCTATCCCGCCGTGTATGTGAAGTTCCCTGTGTCGGAACACACGGCACGGTGTTTTCGTTGGCTTCGTGAACGCAAACCAGCACACCTATCGGAAGCACCGTGGAACTTAAAATAAAGACGTGCTATTACTGCGGATCACTTTCGATCATGCACGTATTCAACACCCCCGTTTGCGCCATGTGTGCGCTGAAGTTGTTTAAATGAATTAGACCGCTGCTTGACGCTAGGGCTATACGCCCTACACTACACGCATGGAAAAAGTACATGACTCCGATCGAACTAAGAACGCTACTGAAACAACGCGGCCTGACGCAGACGCAACTGGCGATCTTGCTCTCGGTAAATCCAAGAACAGTACGTCGGTGGGCGCTGGGAGAAAGCTCCGTTTCGTTCCTGACGGAGACAGCCATACGCTCTGTACTGCATGTAAAGTAGAGAAGCTAAACGCTGAATTTTATACTAGTTGCGTCAACCACCGGTGTAAGGGTTGCACAAAAGCGGCATCAAGGAAGTATGAAACAAAAAACAAAGAGCGTAGGCTTAAACAAGTGCGAGAGTGGAAGAAGAAAAATCGCGCAGAAAAACGAGCACGTCGTCTTGCTGAAGGACGCCCGTGCGCATGCGGAGTTTTAGTCTACGGAGACAAGCGGCTTATTTGCGAAGCGTGTTTAGCCGTTAACAGAAAATTGTCATATAAGCGTTGGGAGTCGTCTCCGAGAGGACGTGAGATGACGTCGTTAAAAAGAAAACGACTTCGCGCATCTAAAACTCTCGAAGAGCTAGAGCAAATCAGGGCGCGTAAGCGAGAGAAGCTAGCGCAAAGAACGGAAGTACAGAAGGCAGCGCACAACGCACGCAACCTTGCGTATTGCAACAAACGATATAGAGAAGATGTTATCTTCAAGATTCGAGTACTCCTGCGATCTCGTACGTTGCTAGCGCTAAAAGGAAAAGTTAAAACTGGGTCGTCCGTACGCGATCTAGGCTGCACGATTGTTGAGTTGATGCGCTATCTAGAGTCTAAATTTTTGCCGGGTATGACTTGGGAAAACCACAGCCGAGAAGGATGGCACGTTGATCACATTCGACCACTTGCATCATTCGATTTAACGAATCGAGATGAGTTTTTAAAAGCCGCACACTACACTAACCTTCAGCCGTTGTGGGCTTTTGATAACCTTAGTAAAGGGGCACGTACATGAGCAATTTAATAAAAGCTGAGTTAGCCCGGCGCGAACTTGCCAGAAGAGATTTGGCAAGCTACATTAAAAACCAGGACCCTGATTTCATATTTGATCCTTTTCAAGTACAGCTTTGCAAACACTTGGACGCTTTTATGGAAGCGTGCGAACGTGGCGGATCTCCTCGTTTAATGATTTTTGCGCCGCCAAGACACGGCAAGTCAGAAATAGTTTCGCGCAATTTTCCTACTTACGCTTTAGGGCGGCACCCCAATTGGGAAATCATTGCGGCATCGGCAACGGACGGTCTCGCTAAGGACTTTGGGCTTTGGGTAAGCAATCGTTTAAATTCTCAAAAGTACCGCGATCTTTTTCCTGAGTTTGAACCAGACCCGTCGCGTAACTCCACTACCAACGTTAGAACGTTGCGAAACGGTGGCTATGTAGCTCTTGGCGTGGGCACGCAGGTAGTAGGAAAAGGTTGTACTATAGGTATAGTAGACGATCCGGTTGCGGGAATTCAAGAAGCGCTATCGGAGGTTTCACGAGAAGCGTTATTTAGCTGGTACATGGCCAATATGCAGTCACGTCTAGCTCCGGGCGGCGGAATGCTCATAATGCACCAACGGTGGCACAATGACGACCTCGCAGCGCGACTTATTGCGGGTGCTAAGAAGGACGAAAATGCGTCTAAGTGGACGGTGCTGTCGTATCCCGCACTGGCCGTAGAAGATGGCGCAGACCCCCTTAAGCGAAAGCAGGGTGAAGCGCTTGTTCCTTCCCGTTGGCCCCGCGAATCGCTCGTGCGAATTAAGGCCGATCTCGTCAGTAACGGAAGGGCGCGCGACTGGTTTTCTTTATACATTCAGACCCCCATAGTAGACGGGGGCGCATTCTTCAAAAAGGATCACATGCGGTTTTACAAGACCGCGCCAGAAGATCTTGCTTATCTAGTATGCGCCGACTACGCCGTTACACGTTCCTCACGAGGAGACAAGACGGCAATCTTTGCCCTCGGAGTAGATCACAAGGGCGACGTTTATGTGATGCCTGATTTCTGGTGGGGGCGTTGGGAATCTTTGGAGATTGTCGAAAAGACGGTAACGCTTGCAAAGAAATACAATGCCCGCCAGCTAGCTACGGAATCCGGCCCCATTCAAGGAGCACTGAACCCGATCTTTGCACGCGAGATGGAGAATCAGAACTTCTACCTCACCATCGAAAAGCAGGTTCGCAAAGCGTCAAAGATCGTTGTAGCGCACGCGCTTCGCGCACTCATGGAGTCCGGCAAATTCTATCTTCCTGATCAACCCGCAATTCAAGAAGACTTGGTACCGAATTTATTGTCGTTCTCCGACGATACGGACGGCGATGATGACGCCGTCGATGCGCTTTCGACCGGAGCTCTCCTCATTGAATCCATCGGACGCCCCCTACCACCAGCACCACCACCCCCCAAGTGGCGCACAGATCCAGGCGCGGTCTACGGAGCGGATGTGTTCAAGAAGAAGGCGAAGAGCGTCGCCATCCCGGGGCTGCGGAGTAATAAGTGGTGAGTGATACGGTAACGTAGACACCTACTAAGCTGTAGTAGCGGATTTTTTTCTGCCTTATAGTCACGTTACCCCCTAACCCCAGGTTTACACCATGGCCCTTACTGCTCCTGTCCCTAATCTCGTAACCACGGTTCCGCTGTTCTCCGCAGCGGCTCCTGTCTGGTCGCGCCGTATCAACGGTATCGTCGCCGGTCAGCCGACCGCCGCTAACTCAACCGGTGCCGCCACTTTGTACGGCGTCTGGCACCCCGGCACTCAGAATGCCGCGCGTGTGTTCCGTTTCGTTGGCGACGGCAGCACCGTTGCGTTCACCCTGCCCACCGCCGCGACCGGCGTTACCTATCCGACTACCGCTGCTGCGTCGTTGACCGTGATCAACTACCTCGAAGCGATTGCCCTAACCTTCGCTCCTCAGTACGCCCTTAACGCTGTCGTTCGTCAGCGCATGGGTTCGGATGCTACCCCAACTGGTACGCAGTGGAAGATCAACGGCACGACCGTTACCTTTGGTACCGCTCCCGTCGCTGGGCAGACCGTTGAAATCCTGATCCCTGATCCGGCTACCATCTCGCAGCTCCCTGGTGGCGCTCTCACTGCCAATACGCAGGTTCTGATCACCCCCCGTGATTTCAGCACCGCTGGCGTTGCCGCTGTGGTCCTGAGCACTGTTGGATCGCGGTAATCCGTGAACGACGCTCGTTTCCAGCAAACGGCCCACGGCTTTACGAAGCTCACGGCGGTACGCTCGGAAGCGGGCGCATGGCGACGTTGCGTGGCGGGGGAAGCCCCTCACGCAATCGTTGCTCGTGTCATGGGTCTCGACACGTTTTCTATTGTTACCAATGGCGAACTTGACGGACTCGACGCTCTCACCGCAGGTGCGACCTATGGCGTCGGTACTAACGGTGATCTCCAAGTAGGGCTTTCTCCTACCGTTGCTCGCGTAGTTCGCAGTACCGCAATCCTTGTCGACCTCAGTGTCGCAACCTCCTCAAACGCTTCCGATTTGTCGGCTATCAATGCGGCAATCGCGGCTCTGCAAGCCGCCATAGCGCAAACGGTCATCGTTGCTGGCGGACCTACCGGTTCGTCGAACACGGTACCGATCATTACGTATGACGCTAAAGGTAGGTTGACGGAGGTCACTACCGCGACTATAACGGCCTCGTCTATCGGAGCTGTGTCCTCTGCACAGGCTCGTCAGTACGCCTGGAGTGTGGCTTCATGATGATTCTTTCGGGTACTAAGACCCTGACCGCATCGTTAGCTGCTGCACCCGCAACCACGCAGCCAACCTTTGTTGTCGCTTACGCTGAAGTGAACGCGATACAGGTCACCGAAGACACTAACGAAGTCACGGCTACCGGTACAACTCCCGTAACGGTGCTTTCCGCTCCCTCCGCAGGCTTTCGCCGCGTCATCAAGAGCCTATTTGTAACCAACTTAGACACGGTTCCGACCACGGTAACGGTGTTTATTAACGGATTTCCTGCCGGAAAAGCTACTATTGGGTCTGGTTTAAGCGTCGATCTGGCTTCTTCCACGGCTATCCCTGTTTCGCAAGGGCAAGTCGCTACCGCCACCCTGATGGGTAACAACAGCGGGGTGAGTAATTTCCCGTTTGCGTTGTCAGCTACCGCGTCGCTCACTTTACTCGGTATCCCTGGACTGCAAACGTCGGGCATTACCGGAAACTTGACACTTTCCAAGACGGGAACTACGGCTCGCACCCAAACCGCCCGCGACGCCAGCGGTAACCTGTGCTTGGATTCGGTCGATAACGCCTTCAAAGTTTCCCAGACGATTGACCTAGGGACAGGGGCTTTACCGGCAGCCGTCCTAGGTAGCGGATTTCGGATTGCGGGAGCAAACGGAGGAAACCCCTTCATTGAATTAGAGGTTTTTGGCTTAGGCAATTCGGGAACAATATATAGAAAGGCACGCGGCACGCGAGGTGCTCCTAGCGCTGTATCTTCTGCTGATATTATAGGCCAGTTTCAAGCGCGTGGCTATGGAACGACTGGCTACGGATCATCGGAAGCCTGTGGAATTCGGTTAATTGCTGCGGAAAACTTTACCGATACCGCGCAAGGCTGCACAATTGTTTTTACAACAAATACAATAGGGAGCACAAGTCTTCAAGATCGTCTTTATGTAAACTCAAACGGATTTGGCATCGGCGCCCCCCCCACCGCAGGAAACGGCCTCGTCCAGCTCGCCAGTGGGACGACCAGGGCGAATGGCGTGTCGCACGGCGACACGTATCAATTCCGAAATGCATCTGGCCAAATAGCACAGACCGGACCAGCCGCTACAGATATTGTTTACAATATCACTAGAAGCACTGGGGAGAGCGCTTATTTCTATGTAGGTTCCGGCGTCATTCTTCTCGGCAGTTCTTCAAGTACTCCGTTAAACATTCGCACGGCCAACGTCACCGCGCTCGCCATCGACACCGCACAAGGCGTAACCACCGCAGCCGCCAACTATGTCAAAATCCGCTCTGTAGCTGCCGCTGCCGGAACGACTACACTCGACGCCACCGATGACACGGCAATCCTAACCGGTGCGGCAATCCACACGTTCACGCTCCCTGCGGCGTCGAACGGGCGTCGTCTGTTCATCAAGAACCGTTCAACTCTTGCGCTGACCGTGAATCGCGCCGGGGCGGACACCATTGATGGATTGACCACTATCACAGTGGCTACCGGAACAGCCAAGATCCTCATCGCTAACGGCACCGATTGGTGTGTTTGGAACGCATAAATGATTACCGATCTCATCAGCTTACAAGACGCCATTGCGTTAGCGCAATCGGTTCCCGATTACTACAACGAGGACGGCGCAAAACGTCAAGCCGAGGCAATCGAGATTGTCCGTATGCGTGCGCCAGTTGCCGATCCCGGAGAGACGCAAGCTAGCGATTCCTGGCGGATTCAGATACCACGGACGAAACTGTGGTCGCTGCCAAACGGCGACAAGATAAGCCAGGGCATGTCGAGCCATGTCAATCAGCTAGAGCAGGTCTACACGCAGAGCGTCGTTATTAACGACGTACGCATCCCCGTGATCCTAGCGCAGGCGATTCTTGGCGCGTATTTTGTTGCCCTTGAAAAAGGCGAAATCATTCCTACTGCGGTGGAATCGTGAAAATATTAGCGTATTTGACTCGCGTTGGCTCTGCTTTAAGCCAGCTTGCAAACGTCATTTTCCTTGGCGGAGCTCCAAATGAGTCCATTAGCGGGAGGAGCTATCGTCGGCAATGGTGGATTCGTCGCCCTATTGACGCTGTACTAGGACGTAATCATTGCAAAAATTCGTACGTGCAGGACGCTGTAGACGCGGTAGATTACCTCTATGAGTATAGTTACCATGACGACGTATGAAGCCCTGGGCATTTTAGACCAAGCTGCAAGCATGGCTCCTGGTACCAGGCGTGATCACTTAACTATCCAGCAGGCCGTGGAAGAGCTCAGACGGTTTATTGTCGAAAACAAGAAAGAAGAAGACGGCCATGGCTGACACGATCATTTCAACAGAAGTTGTCATTGCCGGATTTGTTGCACTTGGTGGCGCTATCGTGTGGCTGGCCCATAAGTGGGACGCAGGCAACACGCGCTGCGAAGAGCGTAGCAATATGCTGCATCGCGAACTCGGAAGCCTTCGCGATTGGACGCAGTCCAAGATGCTCGAAGCGTTACAGGAAAACACCAAGGCTCTTCGCCGGCTTAAATACGAAGTTCGCGACTTAGATCCGTCTGACGCCGTTCATAACGAGACTGAATCGGATCTGGTCCCGGTGGTTGTTGAGATGCCAGAACGGCGCAATCGCGGATCTATATCGGGTCAAATGAGAAAAATGCAATGAAAACGGCACTTTTCGCGTTCGCATTATTTATGCCATTCTTGTCAGGATGTGCGTCTCGGGGCAATGCGCAAAAGGCGGTGCATAAAGTCGAAAAGGTGCAGACGTTTGTGGTTATCCCTGCAACTGCCGAAACGCCCGCCATTGTTCAGCCGGTAACTGAGATTCATGAGTCGTGGGAAGATGAACAGAGCGTACACGAAGAGACCGCTGGTCCGGACATGAAGCAGATTGTTCCGGTTGTTTCGGCAATTGCGGCATCCGCTACCATTGGTGCCACAGGCGGAAGCATGGGGCTTGGGCAGGTATTAGGAGGCCTCGCGGCCCTTGCTGCAACCACTGCTGCCGGATGGGCTGCGCGCCAAGGGACCGTCAAGAGCCTCAAGGATCAGGTCGAGTATCACCGCGTCGATGCGGACGAAGGCTGGCGCAAGGCAGATGAACGGGCCTTGAAGCTACCGCCATCTTAAGCTTGCAAGCGAACGTTCACTTATTAGGCTGCGGGCTATGCTTGAAGCCTCTTCTATCGGTGGCCGTACTCTTGTCTGGAAACTGCCCGCTGGCGTAGCTGGCAAAGCCGTCGATCTCGGCGGCACAAAAGGCTGGTCGATTCAGATCGACGGCGATTTGGGCGGTGGCGCCGTAGTGCTGGAAGCGTCGAATAACGGCGCTCGGTTCTACACGGTAGACACCTTTGTTGCTCCGGGCTTGTATACTCCCGAAGATGACTTTTGCTGGTACCGGATCGAGTTCAAAGACGCTGCGGAAAACGCGGCTATCGAAGCCACCATCTACACGTACTGAGCCATGAGTAACCTTACCGCTGCCGCATCTGAAATTCGTAAAATCAGCAAGGCTTTTGCAGGTCTGGCTGAACTAGGCTCGGCTATTGACGCCGCTTTGCAGGCAGAAACCGCTGTAACGCTGGTTGAAAAGCAGCTTGCCGAGCTTAACAAGAAGATTGCCAAGGCGCAAGCTCAGCACGAAGTGGACGAAGCCGCTTTTGCCAAGCACTACGCGGACTTGCAGAAGAACGCCTTCAATGCGGAAGAGGCGGCTAAGGACGAATTGGCCAAGATTAAAGCCGATGGCGCGGATGCGCTGAAGAAGGCCAAGGACAAGCTGGCTGATATTAAGGAAGCCACTGATTCGGCAGTTAAGGCGTACGAAAACAAAACGGCGACTGCCGAAAAGCTGCTGAAGGAAAAGGAAGAGGCCGTTGCTGTAGCTGATAAGAAGCTATCAGACATCAATGCGGCTATTGCTGCCATCGCGGGCCGTTAAAGGCCGTAGGCTAATGCATGGCCACTCTTGTATCGACAACTTCAGGTAACTGGTCAACCGCAGGCAATTGGACAATCGCGAATACGGGCGTTGTGTCCGGCGCGGCCCCTACGTTGGCCGATGAAATTGCTATTCCGTCGTCCCGAACGGTGACCGCAATTGGCTACACGGCCAACGCGGCAGCTATCGGGGCGTCCACTTTTGTTGTTGCGGCGGGTACTGGAATTATTCCGAACGGCGCGGTCGTTTTTATTACTGGTACGACCGGCATGTATATGGTTCGCGGCGGCGGCATCAATGCCGCAGGTCAGACGCTAACCTTTTCGCCTCCATTACGTACCGCCGTCACCGCAGGCTCTGCTATCCGTGTTTATGGCGGTACCGCCGGCTCTGTGATGACCGTAGACAACACGTCATGCGTGGGCGGTGGCGACGTGGTTGCTGCGGGTGGAGCTTTGCTTGCGGGCAAATTGCAATGGTCAAGAATTGCAGATTCAACCCTTACGCTGAGATCAAACCTTAACCTTAATCTCGCCGATGCGGAATTGGATATGGGGACGGCGGCATCGCCTATACCCGCCGCCTACACGGCAATTTTGAAATACGATTCCGCAACCCCAACGAACGGAAAATACGGACTTGCCAGCTCTGCGGGAAATCTAACGACTTCGAAGATCAGCGTTTACGGAGCTGCAAAAACAGGCTCTACGACAACGACAACGTCGATTGCGGCCTCTGCCGTTAACCCAACCGTCCGCGTAGCTGACGCCACCGGATGGGTTGTCGGCGACTATGTGCTATGCGCTTCGACGACCACGAACACACCCGCCAATACAGATTCTTTCGTTATTGCATCGCTGACGCTCGTCTCGGGTACGATCTACGATGTCGGCATGACCGGAACATCGACGTTCGCCCACGCGAGCGGGTGCCCCGTCGTTAACTCAAGTCGTAATGTTCGACCGAATGAACCCATTACTGCTACGTCGTCGGCGTTTTTTAACGTTGCCATTAGCCTAGACGGGGTCGGTGCGGCAAACGCAGTTGAAATCCGCAACGCTGAATTTGCGTATGGGACTAATGCCGGAAGTGCAACGAGCCTAAGCGGCTTTAGTATCGCGGGGCCGGTTGGTTCGGTTAATACGATAATTACCGGAATTTCCGGGTGTTCGTTCACGACGCTCAGAAATGCGCAAACGGTTGGCGCAGGGTTTAGCCCGACCTTTATGTACATGCAATCGGTTCCTATTTCTGATTGCGTATGGTCTACTAAGTCAACTACGTTGATATCCTGCATCGTCCGGCAGGCGCCAATCATCCTCATGGAAAACTGTGTTTCCATTGGCGGCGGTCTGTGGGCGAGCATCGCATCCTCTCAGGGATGTCAGGGTTTTACAGAGAACTTTTGCAAGCATTACTCGCATTCAGGGTTGGTCTACGACCCGATTGTAAACGTGGGGCGCTTTGTAAACGACACCGTTTTTGACAACTGCGGCAGTATTGAAACGGGCAGAAGCGGATCTGCGACGGTGTATTCTCGCTGTTCATTCGGCATGGCGTACGGCGCTACTGCCGGATCGCGCTTAGTGACCAAACTCAGCACGCTGTCGTATGCCCCGGTAGAAGCCATTGATTGTCTTTTTGGCTCGGCCTACACCGCGTCAGATGATTTATCTTCGCCGACACTGATGCAGACGTCTGACTACTGCTTGGTGACTAACCGGCAGGCGGACATCACGCAACATACGCTGACGAAATTTAACGGTATAACGAATCGCGATAATTCGACCTCGTATCGCAGCCCTTCGGCGGTTCAACTCAGGCCGACTACGGCTAGCGTCGCATTGACGAACACCGTAAACATCACGGCGGTAGCGGGAGCTGCGCTTCGCGTGATCGGCTACCTCCGCTATGACAGCAATCTCACCGGGGCAACCTTGCCATCGGTCACGCTGAGTGGAGCCGGATCGACGCCGGCTACCTACACTCAAACAGGCGCGGCGAATGCGTGGGAAAAGTTTGACCTGACGGTAACGCCAGCGGCAAACGGAACCGTCATGCTCGTTACTAACGCAGTAAGCACCAGCGCAACGGCCAACGTGTGGCTTTCGGGTGTTTGCACTAGTCCATGGGTGTCATCTTCGCGTCACTATGGGTTCGTGCCCGTTGTCGGAATCGCGACCCAATCGGTTGATTCGCAAATTGCAGTGACGAATGAGGCGACCGTAGCGGCGTACACCACTCTTGAGACGCAAGCTAAGCTCTACGACCGGCTTGCTCTTTGGGGTTGCGATAATCCGTCGTCGGCGATCTTTTTTAGCCAAGCTGGCGGAACACTAGACCTCGGCTCGAAAAACCTCATTGTAGACGCAACCGCCGCTAGTGTGCTAGTCGTATCTGGCAGCAATGTGACCATTAAGGCAACTACCTTGACGGGAACTAGGATCGTTACGACTGGAACAACCAGCTTTGTTAACGGAGCCGCCCCTGCGCCGTCGTTGGTGTATCAAGATGTCAGCGGCGTAAGCGCCCCGATTCTTGCGCCAAACTTGATTAACGGCACTCGTGTGCGTATCTACAACGTCACCGACTCGGTGCAGTTGGCAAACGCTACTGCCGGAGCAAGCGGGTACGTCAGTCGCGTGATCTGGACGGCAGATAAAACCGTTCGCATGACCACTCGCTACGTCAGCGGCGTGTCGGCAAAGGCTAGAACTACCTCGATTGGCGTTCTGACCTCGTCGGGGCTGACGTTCCTAGATACGCAGGCAGACGATTCAGCGTATGTTGACAACGGTGTGGATGGCGCATCGTGCGACAGTTCCAGCGGTGGCGAGTTTACTGCCGACTACCCGAATATCCAAGTAGATATCAACGATACCGATAACACAACGTCTCTTGCGCGTATCTATGCTTGGCTGTGCTATCAAGAGTCTACGTCAAGCGGCATAATCAACTTTTTTGGCGCAATGAGCGCAACGGACTCTGCCAACTACCTTATCGACGGAAGCATCGTTGATCTGGCGTTTGATAATCGCAAGAGCGCATTGCTTACCATTGACGGCGGATTTGTGCAAAAGCTGGGCGGCTCCCAAGGTCTGGTTGCAACCAGTACGGTTGGAGCGATCTATTTCAATAGCGGACGGGCGTACCTTGCTAACGCAGCAAATCTTCCTGCCGATTCAGCAACTGCGGTATGGGCGTCCCTGCTTGAAGGGTCTTTCTCCGCTGCCGACATTATGCGGATCAATGCAGCGGTCTCTGCCGGTAAAACAAGCGGACAACCGACGGCGCCGGTGTTCCGTGATCTGAACGACACGGTTAATCGAGTGGTTGGAACCGTCGATGCCAACGGAAATAGAACTGCGGTAACGGTAACGCCGTGAGCTGGTCGGCTAATTGGAATAGCAACTGGGTTGCTAACTGGCTGGGAAACGCCAATTACAACCCCATAGCAGGCGGTTCGGGGTATTTGCCTCGCATCCGTAGCGGGCTTGGATTCTTCCGTCATAGGTGGCCACGCGCATGAGCACGACAACTAAAATCAAAGTCAGCACCCTCGCGCTGTCAGCTACCCCCACACGGCTACCAGATTCGGGCATGTTTGTCGTTGAAGCTCGCATGCAGGGTTCCGCCGCGTGGCAGATAACCGACAACAGCCAGTCCGCGTATTGGGATGTCCCGCTAAGTACGGTAGAGTTCATCCCCGTGCAGCAGATTGAGCAATACGTCTGGGTCAAGGGATCTGGCACGTTGACGATCGTTTACATTGGTGTAGAAAGACTACCATGAATCCATCTATTGAAGCCGCACAGATGGATCCTGCTATTCCCGAAGTTGCGGAAGTAGTTGAACTTGTTGCTGAGAAGACCCCCGAGGCATCGGCCTCAGAGCGGGCGCTTATCACGGAGTTCAACGAACTTGTTAAAACCCCGCAGTTTCTGCGTGATGCTTTCGAGCAGATGCAGGAAGATCGCGCCTACGTTGCCGAAGAGTTGATCGGGTCTAAGGACCAAGACACGGTTATTGTCAATCAGGTTCTCAAGAATCAGCAGACGGTAGTCGCCAACCTCGGCTTAGATGATCCTAAAGCCTCGTGCAAAGTGCTGCCTCAGGCGGGCGGTCTTGTCGATCCGTCGATGACGGCGATGTCCGAGACCATGGAGCTGTTCCTCAATCGGATGATCACGCAGACGCGGCTTCCTGAATTGATGGAAGGCGCTGCACAAGATGCGCAGACTAACGGCATTGCGTGGTTGAAGGTATCCGTACAGGAAGACTTCCTGAAAGATCCCGTTGGTCAGAACCGTTTCAACGATCAGCAGGAAAACGTCGCTGAGTACTTGCGCCTCCAGGAAGCCAAGGCAGCGGGCGACTTTAACGATGACAGCGCCGATGCACAGAAGCTGAAGGACTTGGACCACACCCTTAAGGTGTGGATGGCGGATCGCATTATCGCGCAGCCACCCATGATTCCGCAGACCGTCATGGACCCCATGACCGGCATGCCGACTGAGCAGATGGTGCCAGATCCAACGGACCCGCGTACCGTGCGCAAGACCGCGATCATCGATGGCGAAGAGCTAGATTTGCTGGGGTGTCCCGAGCTTGAGCGATATCTCGGCTTTAGCGTCGATCAGTTGCTACCGGAAGACGTTCGCTGGGACTGGTCGATTAAGCGCCCCGAAGAGCTTCGTCGCGGAGCTTGGATGGCGTATCGCGTCTATCTGTCGAAAGAAGACATCGCCGCTAAGTTCGCCCTAGAGCAGGACGAGTACAAGTCCATCACGGTTTACACAACGGACGGCAAGAAGACCGAACGCCGCTGGGGCATTCTCGGACCGGATGAACGTACGGACATTGAAGCGCAGCAGATCAATGATCGCTGTGCCGTCTGGACGTTGGAACACCGTGTTATGGGGCGTCGCTACGTGTGGGTGGACGGCGTCAGCCGTTTCCTCGCTAGCGAAGTGTTCCAGGCCGTTGGATCAAATCCGTTCAGTCTGTTCCCGGTGTACTTCAATCGCGTATCCGGTCGGGCTTTGCCGCTTTCGGACGTGCGTTTGCAGCGTGATCTTCAGAACGAGTACAACCTGCTTCGCACGCACGACCGCCAGGGTCGACGCGCCAGCTATCCGTGGGTTGCCCTTGCAGCCGGCGCTGCGGATCAAGCCGACATTGACGCCATTGAAGGCCGTGCACCGTTCCAAGCCGTCATGCTCAAGAAGGCGGACGACGTTAACAAGTACATGAAGGAGATGAACGGAGCGCCCTATAACCAGGGTCTCTACGATACCTCTAAGGTAGTTGCTGACATGCAGATGGTGGCCAATGTGCCATTGACGGGCATGGGCGTGCAGGGCGAAGGCAAAGTTGCTACGGATCTGACCTTGGCGAACCAAGGCATGCAGAAGGCCAATTCACGGCGTCAGGCACAGCTTAATCGTACGTTCTCCGACTTGCTGGAATGGATGGGGCAGGTTGCCGTTAAGGTGTTCCCCGCTGATAACATCAAGGCGATGTGCGGCATGCAGTCGGTGTGGCTCGCCCTATCGGCGGAGCAGTTGTCGGTCAACTTCCAAATTGAAATACAAGGCGCCGTTTCGGGACCGCCGGATTTTGCTGGGAAAATGCAGTTTTGGACGGCTTTCCCCGACATCATCATGAAGCTGCAAAGCGTCCCCGGCATCAATGTCGGTAACGTGATGGCTAAGGTCATGGCCCTTGGCGGCATCTCCGAAGATATCCGTAATTTCTGGAATCCGATGATGGCGCAACCAGGGGGAATGCCTAATGCGCCAGCCCCTGGCGGCGATCCCAATGCACAAGGACCGCGCGGCCAAGAGGGTGGAGCGCCCCCTATGGAAGGCGTTCCTTCGCCTGAAAATCTTCCCAACAACCCGGGCAATCGCCTCGGTCAATAAACCCTTGCAGGAGCAATGCAAGCCGCTATGAATACAGAACAGATCACCCCTGACGGGGAAGTGGACGTTAACGATCAAGCCGCCCCTACGTCCCAGGGTGAGGAAAGCACGAAGCCGGAAATCGGCAACGACGCTATTGATACCGCCGAACATTCGCGGGAATCCCTCATCCAGTCGCTAATTCAGAAGCCTGTTGAAGAAAAGGCTGAAGAAGAAGTTTCCGAAGAGGTTTCCGAAGACGACGATGACGAAGAGCCGGAAGGCGACTCGACACCGGTCTCGAAGAAGTCGGACGACGATGAGCCTAAATCGCTCGTTGGTGCAGACCTTGCTGCTGATAAGCGGCTTGGCGAACGTACCAAGAAGACGATTGACGAGCTGCGAAAAGCTGCCGCCTTTGGCGACGTGATTACGCAGATGCTCACCAAGAACAAGATCAGCCCGGAAGAGTTCGCCAATTGGACGGCTCTCGCGGCGCAGGTCAAGAATGGTGACAAAGAGGCTATCGGCACCTTGATTGCAACTGCTAAGGCGTTCGGCTGGAAAGAGTCGGCCCCGGTAGAAGCCCCCAAGGTCAAATCAGTAGACGATGTTGCGAAGGAAATCTACGACGCGGAGTTCGCTTCCGAAGTAGACGACCTTCAGATCGGTGAGCAGGTCGCCAGAAAGCAAGCACGCCGGTTGGCGGAATTGCAAATCAAGGCCGATAGACCCGCTCCCGAACCCGAAAAAATCCAGCCTCGCGCACCACAAGACCAGCAACGGCATGACCCTATCCGGGAAGCTGCTATTGCGGAGGTAGTGCGTTTGGAAAAAGAGTACGAAGCGAAGATCCCCAATTTCGCCAAGATCGCATCAGCGGTCAACGAACGTCTTAGCCAAGCCAGTCGCACTAGTAATCCTCTCATGTGGACTGCGGTTTATCAGGACATTGTGCGCGATGAAGTCCGTAAGGCGTCGCCCGCGACCGAGAGAAAACCAATCAAGCCGGTAGCTGGGACTCAGGTCCGTTCTAGCTCCGCACCCGCTCCTAAGCCAGTCGAGATTGATTCCCGAGCACAGCTCATTCGGGACATCGCGGCTGGAAAGTTCGTTCGCTAAACCCGACCCTTGCCCATACCGGCGGGGTCAAACCCGCCGCTATGCGGTAAGGATCGCAGCATGACTACGTTTACCCCCGAAGCTCTCCAAAGCATCGCCTACGCCGCCTACCCTGGCGTGCTCAACCGTAAGAAACAGATCAAGGCTGATCGCAAAGCGATGCCTTGGTTTAACCTGCTGGAAAAGCTGGAAAACTCGGCCCCTGTTGCCGGTGTCTCGGCTGCCGGCATCAACGGCCCTATCCTCAAGTACCAGCTCACCGCTGAGTTTGACCTGCAAGGCTTTGAGCGTCGTGACGTTCTCGGCTTCACTGAGTCGCCGATTGAACTCGAAACTCAGTTCCAGTGGGCCAATCTGCACATGGGCCAAGAGTTCGTCCATGAGGACATCGAAGCCGCTTGCGGTCTGACCATCGTCCCCAATCAGTCCCGCAGCACCCGGATTGGCAAAGTCGATTCTGAGTCTCAAGCGCAGGTTCTCGTTGATTACTGGATGGCCAAGCTCGAAGCGATGGACGACAAGTTCGATATTGCTTTTGATCAGATGCTCCTGTCCGACAACTCGGCCAATCCTAAGCTCGCCCAGGGCTTGGATGCGTACCTGCCGTACCCGGCTGCTACCGGTTTCGTCACCTCCGGCTCTATCGGTACCAAGCTCCGCGCGTCCAGCTCGGTTCTCCAGCACTACGCTGAAATCGGCTTGACCTACGGCGCTGCTGGCACCCTGCGTGCGGGTCTGACCCGTGCTCGTCGTCAGGCTAACCTGTCGCTTCGCGGCATGGAAATGGGCACCGATGGCGTGGACTTCATCATGGCCGGTGCGGGCGCTATCGACCGTTACGTCAACTACTGCACCACGAACAACATCCAGTTCACGACCACGCTGGCTGATAAGAAGCGTATGGCCGACATCGGCTTCCCCGATACCGGCGTCAGCTTTGAAGGCACCCCGATTATCCACAACCCGACCTTTGAGGTTCTGGATACCCTGCTCGCCCCAGCCGCTGCGTGGACTCGCCGCATGTACATGCTGAACACCAAGACGTGGCAGCTTTCGTACGCCCCGGCCAAGAAGAAGGTTATGAGCTTCCCGCCTGATGCTGGCGACGTTCGCGTCACCCGTATCTCGCTCGACAGCAAGGCCGTCTTGCTGCCGAAGGCTCCGAACGCGAACGCCGTTATTCTTTTGGCGTCTTAATCGCTAAAAACCGTACGTCGTTGCTCCCGACAGGTTCTCCCTCGTGGCTTGCCACGGGGGAGTTTGTTTGTAGCGTGGCACGCGGAGCAACCCCTTTATGGATATCCCTAATTCCCTTATCACCGTCCGATGCCACAGTGGCGTGGGCTACGGCCCGTTGATCTACCCGTCGTACGTTTCTAACGTATTGCGCCGTGTATTCAGTGGTCGCCTTGAACCAACCGCCCCAGGTAACGGCGTTGACGTACAGCCGTATCCGGAAGACGGCGAGCCGACTATGCGCTACCGCGATGTCAGCAGCGTTGAGCAAGAAATCGGATGGCTTCGCAAGGTCTACAAGGGCGAGAACGGCATGTACCATGTCGATGCCGTGTGGAATCCTGAGAGCCTGAAGAAAGAATTTGAACGTTTGCTGGTGGCGGAACATGACCGCTTGCGTCAAATGGCTAAGCCTCGCGCTCAGGTGGCGGCTAATCCGACCTTCCTTGCATTCGGTCTTACCGAAGATCAAGCCCGCGCTTTGCAAGCTGCCGGATTCGTGGATCGCGCTTCCTGCGTCGGTCAGAGTCTTGTGGATCTCGCCAGTGTGCCTACCATCACTATTGACGTTGCCGGTCGCTTGTCAGCGGCTGAAGTCAAGGTCGAAGCCAAGAAGTAATCATGCCCGAAGCCCTCGCACCTACGCTTGTTGAACTACGCAACTCTGTGTTGGTGCGAGGCGGCTACTCAGTCTCGGGCGGGCAGGCGGCTGATGCCTATCCGCTCGTTGACGAGTTGCTGCGAAAAGCACAACGCGAATTGCACCTTGAAGCGCCGTGGTTGACGCAGCGCACGCGGGCAACGTACAACCTAATTACGGATCAAGCAGTCTACGACACGCCCGACGATGCATTGATGTCTCGGCTTGGGCGTATTGCCGTCATCAACGACTCAGGTAATGAGTTCGATCTTACCGCCTATCACGGCGCACAGCTGCGAAACATTACCAAGACAAGTGGCATGCCGTATGCTTATGAGATTGTGGATCGGGCCTTGCGCCTGTACCCGGCTCCGACATCTACGTGGGTGACGCTGGTTATTGAGTACTACCAGAACCCGGCCAGTTTGCTGTCCGAGACGGATCGCACCAACGTTGATCCTGAAGCATTGATCCAACGCGCTGCATATCTGTTGAAGCGCCACACGGGTCTCGGCGGTGACTACAAGGCCGACATGGCCGACCACATGCGCTACTTGCAGCGCACTTCTCAAGAGCAGGGCGAGATTCGCGCTATCAGCATGCGTGGGTATGTTCCGCTAGTGTACGATAACTTGCGCCTTCGTGGCTCGCGCTACTGGCGTACTGATTGGAATCCTTGGGTCGTTCTCCTGTGCGCTATGCTCACTGGACTGAAGGCGTCTTGAAATGGGGGAACCACCTGTCGTAACGGTAGGCGACTTTGTCGGCCTCGATCTTCGTCGCGGTGTCGATGCCAGCGCACCCAACTCGTTGCGCGAAGCGACGAATCTGGACTTGACCACGGGCGGTGGCTTGAGGTCGCGTGCGCAGTTACGCCCCTTTGCCGTGCTGGACTCCACGAGTCTCGGCTTGTACGTCGCTAATGGGTTTTTGCGTACGGCGCTTCCTGTACCAGCATCGGGAGTTTTTACCAATCCTCCTCCCGGCATGCGCTACGATTGGTTTAGCAACCGGGCGACTGGCGGCGATCTCGGTACGGCACTACGGCTGACGGCATCGCAGGTGTGGGACCGGGTTCCGTACGTGGTAATTGAGAAGTACCTTGATCCGGCAAACCCGGGCCTGGGCTTCCAGTACGAGCACCACTACATCCCCGAAGTCTCGACCTACAGCATTGCGGTGATTGGCAAGACGGCGGTAACGACCCCGTTCACGCCAGGGCCGTTCTTGTTCGCTATGTCGCGCAAGCTGATTTCACACGATCAATCGACGAACGACGTGTGGTATTCGTCATCGATCAACGGCCCGACTGACTGGAGTTCCAGCGGCGATGCCGGATATCTGCCAGTTACGCAGCACGTGAACGGCGACCCCGAGGTGCGCGGCTTCTCGTACTTTGGCAACAAGCTAGCGGTATTCTTCCGCGATAATGTGCAGCTATGGGGCTTCTTTACCGACCCCGCCGATAACGAGATTTCTGACATCATCGGCGGTGCGGGTACGGATCAAAGCGGATCTGTTGCCAACATGATGGGCGATTCGATCTACTTTGCACAAGGTGGATTCCGTAGCTTAAGCGTGGCGGTGTCCTCTGGCCAAGCTGAAGACGGCGACATTGGGGCCAACATCCAAGCAGAGACGGTACTTATTGATCCGTCCACGGTGCAACTCGTGTCATTATGGTCGTCTTCTCGTGCGCAGTACATGTGTGCTGTCGGCTCGATTATGTACGTCATGACCAACTCGCGGCAAGCAGACGTGAAGGGTTGGACCAAGTACACGCTGCCGTTCACGATTACCCACATGGTTGAGTTCCGTGGTAAGGTCTACGTACGCAGCGGCAATACGGTCTACGTGTTTGATAGCACTTATTCAGGAGAAAGCGGCTATGCTTGGACGGCACGATTCCCATACCTTTACGCGGGGGAACCAGGGCGTAAGAAGCAATGGATTGCCTATGAAACGCAGCAATCGGGAACACAGAACCTCACCATCTACCCGAACGTCAGGAACGAAGCGATAATTCATCCCGGCCCTACCGTGACGGGCAGCACCATCGGGATTAACCACATTCCGCTGACCATCGTTGCCGACGCTATCAGCCCGAAGATGACCGGCACTCTTCCCTGGCAGATGGACGGGTTCAGCTTCCGTCT